AAATTAAATCCTTTATTAGATTCATAAAATAAAAAATTGCATGCACTATAAGATTGTGGAATTGACTTAGATGCAAGCCAATTCATTAGTTTAAATGGTGACCATCCAGGTGAAATAAACTTACCACCATTCAATGTGGTTGTTGATTCTAGAAGAGAAGACTTTTCTTCAGTCCAGCTCCAATTTGCATTTTCATCTAAGGTTATTTTAGAGTTAGTGCCAATAAAATCTCTAAAAACTTCTGAAGCAGTTGTTGATAGTGCTTCGTTTTCAAAACTATCATAGACTCTTGAAAAAGAATCATGCATTAATTCTAGTGAACAAAAGTTAAGAGTATATACTTGAGTATTTGTATCTCTCACTACTTTTCTATCAGTAACAGAAAACACTCTAAATGCCTTTTCTATTCTCTGATCTTCAGGCAATGTAGGAGTAATATAATTTACATAGATAAATTCTTCACATAAAATAGGGAGTGAAGAAATTAAGTTTCTGCTATCAGAAAGTACAACATATCCAGTAAGTGCATTATTAAAGATATCCTCATATAATCCAAACTCAATTAGAAAAGGAGTTAGATCAATTGCAGGTTGAGATTTTGGAGAACAAAGATAGAGCGATCTTAAATCTACAGAACCTGGTCTTTGTATTTTAATTTCACTCATCGATTAACTAACCTATTAAATTCTTCCACAATTAATGAAACATATTGTGGTTTAAGAATTTTAATTCTACGCTTACTCTCGTTTAACTCTTGCTCGTAAAGATAATTAGTTACTTCTCTCTTTTTTGTATCTGATGAAGCATTATATGTTGTTTGAGTAACTACAATATTATTTCCAAGTTCATATTGTTTTACATTATACCTTGTATCATAATAATGTGGATTGCTGGATGTAACTGTTGCTGTGCTATTACTCAAGTATCCTGTGATTGTTTCGCTAGCCTCAAATGCACCTTCGAGTTTAATATATTGTAAAGTAGATGCAGCATACGTATTTGCTGAGACTTTTGCAGTAGCTCCTGATTCACTACCAGTAATTACTTCATTTAAATAAAATGCATTTGCTACACTTGTTGTTAAATACAAGTTTGAAGAATACTTTCCTTTTATGTATTTCTCAAATTCATTATATCCTAATGGTAAATCAAATCTAGGATCAAAGATATCGTTGCAAAGTGCAATTAGCCAATATAAACTAGGATCATTATAGAACCTATCAGAAATGATTTCTAAATCTTCACCTTCTTTAACATCATACTCATCAAAAAGAACTGTATTATTAAGTACCTTTTCATCAATAACAATTCTTCTAAGAATATCTGTAACGATATTAACAGATGAACGGTCATCTAATAAGTTTTAGGAAAGTTTATAAAGTACATATTAGTAACCAGCTAAAATTTGTTCTTTGGTTAACATTTCTGTTTCCTGGAACGTTAGAGAAAGGTTTATTTCAGTTGGTCTTCCATCACTAAACGTAGTATAATCAGCACTTCCATATTCTACAGCCATATCAGTTAAAGCGCAAGTGCCTATTTTATGAACAAAATTATTAACACCATTTCTCATGTAATATACGATCTTAAACTCTGCTGGATAGATTAAAAAGAATCTATTCTCAGATAATTCTGGATGCATATGAAATTTAAAAATATTAATAATATTCTTTACAGAATTTAATTCTGCATCATTTCTTGGCATAAACTTATATTTGAAACCAAATGTTCTAAAATCCATCATCTCAAACAATACTTCTCTAAATGGATTAGTAGTCACTTTTGCTGCTGCTTGAATAGTTTCAGATGCCTTTATTCCAAATGCAGATGGTAGTTTAGCTAGTGATAATATTGCAGCTCCTATCCCTTCACCCAGCGCACCACCACGATTAATTAGTGCCTGAATATCACCACTGATTAAATCTTTAAGAGCAGTTCCTCCTTGCGCTAATAATCCCGTTAAAACACCCAAATCTGTGTTGGCATATTTTGCAGAATACTTTACCATAGGAGGAGCATCAACATAGAGAGTAACTACATCGCTAATTCGTTCACTTTTATCAGCTTTAAAAATATCTGTTTGTGATAATGCAAGGCCAGCTGCACCTCCACCAATTGTACCAGCTGCATTAACTGTACCCTTTACTACCTGGTTATTAAACCTTGGATCATTAGATACAGTACTGTTAATAGCACCTGCTAAAGCACGACCTGCGACAGCTCCACCAATACCAAATACTCCTGTTTTTGCAGCACCCAACTCATCAGAAGTTAATTTTGCTCGATTTATATTTTCTACAACACCGATCCTATTTTCTTTATTAAATTCAGATTTGCCTCTAACATTGATATAAAAAGCAACAAATTGTTGATTTTCTAGCTGACCCAAGTCACCAGGATATTTTAAGTTACCAATAGCATACCTATTAGTCTTATAGGTAGGGTTTAGTGCTGGATCTATAAGATTAGCTTGTTGGTCCCTGACATAGAGCTCTTGAGCAAGATCTGGCGATACGGATTGTTCCATGAGGTAGGGTGCCTATTTATAAATAGTAAGTATTAGAGATGAGAATATTTATACCCATGGCTAAACAGTTCTACAAAGGTAAATTCAGACCAACTAATATTTCGAAGTATGTAGGTGATAGTAATGACATCATCTTTAGAAGTTCTTGGGAATTGAGGTTTATGAAATGGTGCGATTCTAATCCGTCTATTATTGAATGGGGATCGGAGATCGCAGTAATCCCCTACGTCTCACCAGTTGATAAGAGAATACATAGGTACTTTGTAGACTTTTATATTAAAGTTAAGAATACAGCTGGCCAAGTACAAAAATACTTAATAGAAATTAAACCAGAAAGCCAAACTAAACCTCCTCCTATTCCTCAAAAGAAAACAAAAAGATTTATTGATGAAGTGTTTACATATGGAGTTAATACTGCGAAATGGAAGTCAGCAAATGAATTTTGTGAGGATAGAGGATGGAAGTTCCTTGTTTTAACTGAAAAAGAGCTTGGTATAAAGTGAGATAAATATTAAGATGGCTACATCAAATCCATTTAAAAAACTAGATAAAATCAGGGTATCTGCATTAGATCAGAAAAGATCTGCGCAATGGTATCAAGATCAGATTAGAAAACTTGGTACACAGAGACCTGAAACTTATCTAAGAGCAACAAACCAACTAGAAAATAGAGTTCTCGTTGGATCAATGTACTTGTTTATGTATGATCCAAAGACTAAAGAAACTCTTCCATACTATGATACATTTCCACTAATATTTCCATTTAAAAGAGTAAAGGGTGGATTTTATGGAATTAACTTACATTATCTTAACTATGGTTTAAGATTAAGGTTGATGGGTGCACTGACAGAATACTCTGTAGGCCAGAATGAAGATAGAAGGTTAGCGTTATCCTGGAGATTACTTTCTTCAGCAGCAAAGCTTAAACCAGTGATGCCATGTGTAAAGCACTACTTGAACGATCATGTACAATCAAGGTTTTTAAAAGTTGATCCAAACGATTGGATCATTATGTCTATGTTACCAATTGAGAGGTTTGAATCCGCAAACAAGAACCAAGTCTGGAGAGACTCTGCTAGGATGGTGTAATGCAATTTAGCGTAGAAAACTTTAAACAGAATGTACTTAAGAAGGGATTAGCTCGTGCTAATAACTTTGAAGTAATTATTACTCCTCCTTCTAGTCTAGCTGGCCAGCCATGGAATACTAAGGAAGATATTAGTTTAATGTGTGAAGGAACTACTCTTCCTCAGGTTAGTGTAGGAATTAGACCATTGAGAATATTTGGTCCAGCTCACCATAGACCTCATTCTATCGAATTTGGTGGTGAAGGATTACCATTTACATTCCTTGTTGACCAGCAAATGACTCAAAAGAAGTTTTTTGATGCATGGATAACATCGATTGTTAACTTTAATGATTTCACAGTCACATTGGCTGATAACTATAAAACTAAGATTAAAGTCTATCAGCTAGATAATGCTGGAAATCCTGTATATGGAATAGAATTGTTGGAAGCTTTTCCTAGAAGCGTTAACATGATTGAATTAAATCATTCAACAAGAGATACTTTTCATCGTTGTACAGTAACTTTTACATATAGAAGATGGATTCCATTATCTGAATATTCAAAATAATTTTTAATCATGGGGTTGCCTATGGGATTGCCAGTGCTTGATGTGCCAACATATGAATTGGTGCTACCTTCTACTAATAAGAAGGTCAAATATAGACCATTTTTAGTTAAAGAGCATAAAATACTTATGACTCTTAAAGATAGTTCACCTGAAGAGGTGTCTAGAGTAGTAAGAGAGTTAGTTGATGTTTGTACATATAATAAATTAAAGGTAAAACAACTACCTCATTTTGATATTGAATACTTGTTTGTTAACTTAAGATCTAAATCTATTGGCGAGAATTTAGATTTAATAG